CCTTGATAAAGAGACCTCCACCAGGAACAAGATAAGACCCGCTGAAGGAATATCCTAAAGCAGACTCAGCCATTTGAGTCATTGGTTCCTGATCAGTTGATGTCATCAAAGTGCGAGCAACTACATCCACTGTTACGGATTTAACCACCATAGCAAAAGATGGATCAGTAGCAACCAATCCATCTAAATCTTTGCCAACTTTTTTAGCTTCAACTCTAAGAGAATGAGAAACAACTTCCAACAGCGCCTCGGCTCGTTTTTCCTCATCGAATTTCAACGCTCGCCACAATTTTTTCAAATCTTCTACTGTTGCAAAGTTTTCCATCTCAATCACCCTTCGTTTGCGATTAGTAAATCAAGCAAAGCAGATTTATTTGCCTTGCTATCATACTCAACACCTAGTTCATCAAGTTTCGCCTTAATTTCTGGAACAGTAAGGCGATATTCATCCTTGAATTCACTAATAGGAACCCAGTCACCTGCCAATTTACTGTCTGTTTCAATTGTCACTAATGTTTCTTTGTTAATATATTCCATATTAAGCCTCCACACGAGCAAATGCCTGTTCGTCAAGAATCCCCCAACCTACGTATACTTGTGTACGCAAGCAAACTTCACGGTAGCGTTTCAAATCACGACCAGCTCCGTCTGGATCACCGTATTTAATAATTTCAAGAGGGATTTCCTCTGCATATCCCCATTTGACAGCATTCTCAAAATCACCAACGATAACATGATCTTTTTTAGCCGAACTTGCAACGGTAGTCAATGTTTTATTAACATCAGACTTCATTCCGTAAAACGATTCTGGATTTTGACCAAAACGGTATTCAGGATATTGGGCTACCCCGTTTACCTTAATGTTCCCAAGTGCTGCTCCTGCAGCAGGAGACAATGCAATACCGTTGACTTCGCAATCATTTGCTGTGATGGTTGCAACAGCAGCATCAATATTTTCATCAATTTTACTTGCTTCATAAGCAACTACATTCCCTGTGATCAAACCATCAAATGAGTTTGTTGCTTTGAAAGAAGCATCTGTCATTGATTTTGGTTCAAGTCCATGGAATGAAGCAATGTCAATTGCTTGTGCAACTTTTTTAGACAAGCCATCAATAAATGATTTGAGGTAAGATAATTGTTTTTCTTCCGAACAATTTACAAACTCCTCAGATACCCGTGCTTGGTAAGTAATCAAAATAGGTTTGATTACCTTTGGTTTCACAGTTGCACTTCCAGCGTTCGAAGGATTGCCTTCACCTACGATTTCAGCATTTCCTTCGAGATTGAATACAAATGTTTCAGTTCCAGAAAATGGAATAGGTTCTCGAGTAGTAAGTTTTGCAAGGGTTGAATGTCCCTTTACCTTACTAAAAATGTCTTGGACTGTTTCGACTGGGAAAAGATCCCCTGTTTGTAGTGTTGCCATAAATTATTCTCCTCTCATTTTGTGCAACATTCCTTTTAATGCTGCATCTTTATCATCGCCTAAACTAGGCTCATTTGTTTTAAGTGGCGGGATTGATTCCTTAGATTTCATGTATCCAGCCAAGCGCTCCGCATCAGCTTTGAAGCTTGCTTCATCAGTCCCCTGCAAACGATCTGCAAGGTCGTAAGGCAATCCATGTTGCAAAGCAATCCGAGTTCGCAGACTCGCCGTTTCATAACCAGCGATTTGATTCTGCAAAACTTCAAGTTGCTTGTCAGCATCGGCCTTACTTTGATTAGTAGATTCGATGGTTGACTTCAAGCCACCATTTTCTTTTTCCAACTCTTCAACACGAGATTTGAGCTGGTCATAGTCACTATACTTCGCTTTCTCACGAGATAAACGCTCCTTAATAGCAGCATCAAATTCTTCTTGTGTTGTGATTGGTTTAAATTCTGACATTCTCATGTCTCCTTTCTCCTGCTTCCCCGGCAGTTCGGTAATTTTTTGGGCATCAAAAAAAGCAGTCACCTGACCGCTTATTTTAATAACTAATTTTTTGCTTTTTCTTAGGCTTAGTCGTAGCACAAGCCCAGTGCGCAAGCAAAGCACTATCCATCAAAGAAATATCCATATCGTCAAAGTGCGATCGATAACCAAAGCCACCGTTTGAGCCAATATTCCGCTTATCGCAATTTGTGGCTACTTTTGATAGAGATGGTTGGCCAGCGTGACAGATGGTCTTCTGGTAAATTCCCTGTTCCCAAAGAGCGTTGGCCACGATGATTTCTTTCACCGTCGGCAGAATCACATTCTTAATTCTATAGTCCTTTAACTCTTCGTCCAGGATTTTTTGACCACTTGCGCCATCGATAACAATCTGAGCTACATCAGCTTGTCTCAGAAAAGCGACCATCCACTCATTACCATTACGAACAGATTGACAATCGACTGTCTCGATAAAGAAACGGCCATCCTTGGTCCGTGTAGCAATACTCAATGCCACGTTCGTTCCATCTTGACCGTACTTAATACCAACAGATAGCTTGCCAGACAATTCTGGAACATCATCTACCTTGAGTTCATTCCACTCCGTTTCAGAGATAGCAGATTTCTGGTTGTAAGTCGGCCAGAATCCCAAACGTTGGATATTATGGTCCAGCTTATCCTCACCAAGCTCTGCTTCAATCTTACGCTCATTTAAGTGGTAACCCATAGATGGATTGGAGTTATACCAAGCTTCTACATCGTCAATTTCTTTTTCATCAGAAACCGACCATTCAGCCCAGCCTGAATACTTCCCTTTCCCAAAAAGACAAGTCTCACGATACTTAGTAAAAACCGTACCACTTGATACAGGTGTCGGAGGTGTTCCACACATGATGGTGATAGGATTTTCACTATCCGTAACCGTGTATTTCAAAGCAGATTCTTGCTCGGTTGTATATTCTTGAGCCTCGTCAATGATCAGCATGTCAAATCCTTCACCTAGACCACCATTTGATGTCCTAGTACGAAATTGGACTACACCACCTGTTGAGTAAAGTTCAATTCTCTCCTGCCCCTTTGCACGAATGGAATTGAAATCCTCTCCATCCACATAACCCATTTTTTCAAGGTAGCGTTTGACCTTTTCAAAAGAGGCGTGAGAGGTAGAAATTCGGTGAGCTGTATGTAGGATATTCAATCCCTTATGTAGCGCCCAAATTTCAGCTATGTATAGGATTTCAGACTTACCATTACGTCGAGGAATAGAGTAGCCAAACTTTTGGTGCACCCAAAGACCGTTTTTGTCTACCGCCATCAAAGGCAATAGCAGGTTTTTCTGCCAAGCATAGCAAGAAAGACCAGTCCGTTCGTAAAGTTCAATCGCTTCTTTAGCTTTTGAATTTTTCTTGACGTATTTTAAAATCACCGATTGAGTAGGATTCTGATTGCCAAGTTTCTTCCTCGCCATTCCACTTTCCTTTCAATCGTCATCGCATGATAACCCTATCGCTGGGATAATTTAATTGATCACGTTCAAAATATAATTTTTAGCAACATCCAGCATTCCCAATGCCTGCAAACTACTCTCCCAGCTATAGCCAAGATTTATCTCACCATCTTTATCCAAAGAAACTACCAATACCGAAGTATAGTCATGACTAGCCTCAAGATTTTCCTCCAAAATTTCTTTCACGGAAGCACCACGCTCCAGACTAGACTTTTTCTCTGAAAAATCAATCGTATTTTCCATCGTTACTCCTTCCAAAGCATAATAAAAGCACCCTGACCACTGTCAACGTGCTTATGCTATAATTTTAACTTCCTTGATTTCGTCCTCAAAGAGTTTTGTCCACCGGGTTCCTGACTTAACGGACAACCCATCATATTCTTCATCATAGACATCCTTGTCCTCATAAAGACAGAGGCCTTCGAAGGTCTGGTTGTCAATATCGGTGATTCTGACAACCTTGTTATTAAATTTTCTAAGTTCCATCAGTCTCCCCTTTCGTAGTATGTCGGTATTAAGTGTGCGCCAGTTTTGCTATATTTGATTGTTATAGCATTTACTGGCTTACCAGTATAAACATCAATTCCTAACGGACTATCTTCAAATAAATCAACCTTTTCATTGCTGGTTTTAGCGCCTTTTCTACTAGTTTCTAAAAAACCAGTCATCTTGTACTTATCGTACAAAGCATTTACATCTACATGATCATAAAAATAGCTCTTTCCAGAAAGTGATGTTGACTGAATATGCTTAGCTTGTTTCTCTGGATTGATTTTATCCAACCAAGTGCCATTTTTGAAGTTTTCCTGGATATAAACTACATCTTTTAAGTGTTCATATCCCTCACCACCATTATACTTCAAATCCTGAAACTTTGCTAGTGAAATAGGAGCATTTTGAACTCCTAAAACATCAACCATTTTCTTGTATTCCTGAATATCTGCTTTGCGATTATTATCACGCACATCAATATTCATTCTCTTGCGATTTTCTAATTCATCAGAACTCTCATTTCTGATTTTTTTAGTCCAAGAATTTTGAACCTTACCATTTTTAGGATGATAGTCAATTACACAAGTGCAATGCTGATGCCTTCTGTAGAAATTATTTGGCTCTTCACCGTATATATAATTTCCTACCAAGCTATCACACCATTTGCAACAACGTCTAGTAGAGTGTCTACTGATCGTCGGTACCAATCCAGTTTTAGCATGAAACTCCGCATTCTTACGAATACTATCATCAATGATTGATTGGGTGAAGTTCACAATAGGTTCACCAAGCAACCAACTGACATCCTCAAAATTCTCCTCAGACGAAAAGCGATTGACTATGCCAGCTATTCGATCCAGATTTAATTCAGGAACTTGAACTTTCAGACCGATTTTCGCTTTATCATTCAAATTCTTCTGAACATCGCTAGCATAACCACTCACAAGCTCGTGATTTCGTCCTAGCACGTCTGTCAGCAAACGTTGAGCGATATTATAATACATTTTACCATCTGGTAGTTTATCAGCGCTCAGAGACTTTCCTAAAGACTGAGAGAGAATATCACCAATTTCAATCGCAAACTCATTTGCTGTTTTGTAAGTGGCTTTTTTCCCCTTTAATGCAGCAAAAGCATTTCTGACAATCTCACTCTTACCAAAATCTCGTTCAAACCTCTCCTGAACCTCTTGCAAGATACCAGGTAAAACATCATTCTCCATTTGAACCACCCTCGTTTACCACTGGTTTAGCAGACATATCTCCAGCGATACCAGTAAGATCTCGAATGGTTTCTGCATTGATGTAGCCAGGTAAGGCTTGATTCAATTTCACAACACCGTCACCAATCATGGTCATCATATTAGCATCTGCTTCAAATAAAGGTTCCCATTTGACTGTTGTTCTTACGAATTGACTTCTCGCATAATGAAAATCATCTCTCAAACAAGCAGCAACATAAGCCACATTGAGCAAACCTGCTCCCAGAGACCTCTGAGCCTTCCGACCAGCCAAACGCAAATTCTCGTGACTAGCCTTGATAGCTTCTACAGATGATGGATTATCTGAAACGAAACCAAGGTCATCCAATGTCAGCCCCATTTCACCAGCAAATCCAGCAGCAGCAGTTCTCAGCTGCTCTGTAAAAGGAGACATACTCGCAGTGGTAAATTGTCCAACGCTCGGTTTCTCACCTTTATCGCTAGAAGAAATCGTCAACAAGCTTGATACAGTAGCTTTCCACTTCTCCATAGGTTCCGCATCAGGATCAAGCCCAAGAATATATTTCTGTGGCCATGAGTAGAACTCAGCAGTAATATCCGCCCGTTCCAAAGTACGCTTAGCATATTTCTGATAATACATACCAGCTCTGGTGATACGACTCCGACCAAACGGACGAACAGCATCAGGACGATGAATGACTGGAACCAACAAAGGGATACCAGTTTCATTCACAACCGAGTATGGTCTACCATCTTTCGGAATGAAGTGAGTAGCATTAGGCTCAAAGTAGGCTTCAAGTGTTGGACGATTGTAATCATCACGAGCCAACACCGCATAACCTTCCACAAGCAACCCAGTAATAGGATCAATGACACCAGTTGCATTACTTGATTCAATGACTTGCAACCTCACCTCATCATCTTCACCCTTCGAAATGTAGACGAAACTACACGAACCAATCAGCGTAGCTAAAATAGCACTGTCGAAAAAAATATCAGGATTGTTACGATCAAAGATTTCTGTAACATTAAAATCATCGTTAGCAAATTCCCTGAAAATCAAACGATCTGCAAGACTATCAACTCCCTTTGCAGCCCAACCAAGAACAGCTTGGTACTTCACCCTGATATGTGGAGGAATTGTAATTCCTGTCGGTGATTCATGGTATTGCATTGCATAATGCTTGTACCTCAGATTAACTCTACTCTGATAGAGAGTCAACTTTCTCCTGAGATAGTCAATTCCTCTTAATTCCAAACCGTTCTCCTTTCTTGTGATGATTTGGCGCGAGAAAAAATGTACAGTGACGGCGTGAAGCCCTCGAGCGCCTAGTGGGAGGGGGATGCCCCCCTATCCTCTTCTAGGACTTACTTCACACATATCTGTTATTTTTTCAAATTCTAAGCATTCATTATTATTTTTGATATTTTTAAAAAATAATATAATTTTTCTTTTTTGGCTTCTTCAAGCTCTGTACTTTGTCCAATCTCTTGACTGTGGCAGGTTGCGATTGCCTACAACAGTAGCATTGGCTGACCTATCGTCAGCATATAACTTATCAGACTTCTGTCTGTTGCATTGCCAGTGCGCTAGCTGTAGGTTGTTGATGTCTGATGGATGACCGTTTCGATTGATTGGAATAATGTGATCGATAACTGGTGACAAAGGATGTGGATACTTCAATGACTTATCCACTGGTAATCCACAAATTCCACAAGTATTTCTGGTCTTTAGAATAATCTTTTTATTCTTTTCAAAAGCGACTCTGTGAGGACCACTCCGGTCCGGTCTATCCTGGGGGGTATTCATATAGGGAGGGGGTCCTTTCTTCTTAGGGGAGGGGAATTGGTATTCTCAAATATACCCCCTCGGTATCTTTCAAAACAGGGGTGTTTTTAGTGCACTCACCCCCTCTTTTATTTAACATATCTTATATTCTGTTAAATAAAACTAACATTCTTAAAAGTCAACTGTAGCAAGTGCTTATATCTGTTTCATTAAAAACTGATTTACTTTTTCTCAATATGTAAAATAAATAGTCATTTAATAGCTAAAATTCATCATTGAATCATCCAATTCATCCTGCTTAATACCTATATAATCAAGTGTGATATCTGGAGATGAATGATTAAATAATTCCATCAAGATCGCTACATTTTGATTTCGTCTGTAATGATGATAGCCAAATGACTTTCTCATAGAGTGAGTTCCAATATTCTTCAAGCCAACATATTCAGCTGCTTGTTTTAAAATTTGGTAAGCTGCAACTCTTCCGATGTGAGCGATACGCACACCGTCTGTTCTAACCTTCTTTTTGCTTGGAAATAGATAATCGTACCCTTGTAGATCATTTGTTTTGATGTAATGATTTAGAGCCTTTCTTAACTCTGGATTGATAGCGAATCGCTTAACCTTCCCTGTCTTCTTCTCAGTGACTTCTATCCTATCGCCTGTCACTTGCTTAACTTGGAGAGGTATGATATCGCTGATGCGCATTCCAGAATATAGACCGCACATAATCAGAACATAATTTCGCTCACTTTTTGATTTTAAAAAGTCTTTCATTCGTTCAATATCGTCGAGTTCACGAATAGGTTCTACTTTTCTCAAAATACCACCTCCAAACTGCAAGAAAAGGCAGGGGTGTGCCTGCCTTTTACAATAATTTCATAATATAATTTTAGCACACAAAATTATATATCCACTCCGAACTTACTCCGAATTTACTCCAAAAAAACTCCAAGTTTACTCCAAAATCTCAACTTGTTCACCATTGCGGTATAACTCTGCAAATGCCATCAGAGACTTATCCAAGATGTCGTAATATGAACTTTCTGACAGAGACAAGTCCATTGCGATTGTTTCATCCTTCTTGCAATTCCACTGAAGATACTTCTCAAAAAGTATCCTACGATAGAGGGGATCATGTAATCTACTGACAGCTTGCTCAATTGCATCCAGCTCAATCTCTGCATCAACTTTTCGTATAGCCAATTTTTCAACTTGACTATCTCTCCCGCTTGATGGATTTCGTGGCATGAATGAGTAGGTGGTGGTCACTCTCTGACCATCAGTGTCATTTGCGACTCTTCTCCAACGAGGATATCCTTTTAGAATCCTTTTGGCATTCTCTTTCGTTTTTATTTCATTTATATCAGGAAAGAAGGGCATTGCTCACCTCGTTTCTATCTCGAGTAATTCTTCCGTAAAAATCTTCGTGATTGCTTCCACTTAATAAGCTTACCATCGTTATTGTTGTTGAAATAATCTGGTAATCTTGCTGTTGGACTTTCTTTATAGACCACTTTTTCAACGACCTGGACTCCAGGCATCATTTCATCATCTATCCATCCAACTAACCATGCAGGGTTTACGTCATAGGTTTTAGCAATCATTTCAATTTGCTTAATGGACGGATATCCACCTCGCTCATACAAATGGATTGTATTTTGTGAAACACCTGTCTCTTTCGCCATCTGTCCTACAGATAGACATAGATCCTCTCTAAGTTCTTTCAATCTTAGTTGCATCTTGCTCTCCATTTCCTGGTATTAGCTTTTATGAATGCAGCCTGCTCTTGCATCTGCTTCCATTCGTAATCCATGATGATTTCAAGTTGATTGTTACAAAGACCTTTTAAGAAATCATTTTGAGCTTCTAGTTTCTCAATATCCTTATAGGCCCTTTCATACAGTTCATCTTCCAGAAATCTAATGCGCTCTGCCATTGCTTCCTGAATGATGATGTAAGTTGGTTTCTTGTACTTTGTCATTACAATCTTACCTCATCTCCTATTTTTAGAGATTCATAGTTTGTTTGAGTAACTACGAACACTCCGTAATTTTGTACTGTGATAGTGTACATGTCGCCAATTCTCTCCTTTTGTAAGACTCTGCCTTTTATTTCTGCGCCTTGATTGTCAGCTTTATAAACGACAATCGGACGCTTTGCTTCTAGTTTTTTAATGTGGATACTCTGCCAAATATTTAATCCAGCAGACAATA